TTTTACTGCGAATTCAATTAGCGGTGAAAACATTTCTGATACTTCAATCACTGAAAACAAAATTAGTGGAACAATCTCAGGTGTGAAACTTACAGATGCTTCCGTTCCATTGTCAAAATTGAGTGAAACCTTTTTATCTAATATATCGTCAATAGAATTTAAAGATGGTGCTAATAGCCCTGTAGGTATAAAAGCTGATAATGACACAATGATCTTGAATGCATCTGATACCAATCGAATCATAATGGATCAAAGTGGTAATTTTTATCCTGCCGTAAATGGTGAACCATCATTAGGACTTGTAGATAATAAATGGAACAATTTACATGTTAATCACATTTATCCATCGTATGAAAGATTTAATGATAGCTCAGGGAATATATATGCTAATGGTAGTTGGTACACAATACTAGGAGGATTGAATGGTCATCAAATCTTTGATATATCCGTTTCAGTAGCATATAGTGGTTTACATACTACTGGTGTAATTCGTGTGTCTGTTACTTATGCTCAAGGAATAATTTTTAAACAAACATCAGGAGCTGGTTGGTCCGGTGATGTTGAAGCAAGAATTACAGGAACAACATACGATTATAATATTGAACTAAGACATACTACTAGTCAATCAAATGACAAATACATCTACTGGCGAGCTAAAAGAATAGGAACATAGGAGAAATACTTTATGGGATTACAAGTTACTAAAAAAATAGCAGGGCGAGAACAGAGTCTTTATTTGAAGATTGATGCTTTAGTAGGTAATAAAAATCATACTGAAGTTGTAGCAAACTATTATTGGGATCGAGATGTATCTGCCTTTATGTCAAATGCTTTATCCAGTGAGAGATTTCCGATGCACTTTGAGCGAAACTCAGAGGGTAATCCTTTTGCCATTGCTTATGAAAAATTGAAAGAATACTTAACTGTAATGAATATACCATTTAGTGATATAGATAGTCCAACAGAAGAGCCACTTTCAACACTGTCGGAGTAAAATGGCAAGTAAAGCTAGAGATTTCGCAAGATTAGCAAGAAGACTGAATGTAGCAGTTGACTTGGCAGATGAACGAGTTTATCTGAGAGATATAAACTTTGATTCATCTTCAAGCAATGATACCATTCAAAATATGGTCACAGATAATCTGACTCTTGTGAATCTACAAGATGTCGAACCTGACTCCACTATCAATCAGGTTCTCACCGCAAATGGTGATGGCACATTCTTTTTCGCAGATAACACTCAAACTATTCTTGAACTTGACATTGAAGATGGAACAGCAGGTCAGTTTCTGATTGCAAATGGTGATGGTACCTTTGAATTTGCAAACAACACCTTGCTCAATCTGAACATCAACGATGGAACATCAAATCAAATTCTTAAAACAAATGGTCAAGGAAATTTTTATTTTGGTGACAATGTTCAAAATCTGACAGAATTGAACATCAATGATGGTCTTGAAAATCAATTTCTTGCTTCAAAGAACAACCAGACTTTTGAGTTTCAAAACATCACCTTCAATATATTAGCTGATGTTGATCTGAACACAATTGGCGTGAACAAGTTTCTGACCACAGATGGAGCTGGTGGATATAAATTTGAAGATGCTAAGTTAGTAAATTTGGCAGACATCGCACCAACAGCAGAAAAGGAACAAGTCCTCACCGCAAATGGTGATGGCACATTCTATTTTGCAAACAATGCCGCAAGACCTGTGAACTTCCTCACTGATCTAAATATTACAGACGGAACCGAAGGACAAGTCCTCAAAACAGATGGTGCTGGAAACTTTTTCTTTGACAATGAAGAAACACTAAATTCAATCATATTTTCAATCGCTTTGGGATAATTCATGGCAGCATTCAGGCGCAAAGCCGCAACAGCAACAACAGACGGTGTGGCAGTTCACACAACACCAGCAAGTAAAACTGGTCTTTGTATCGGACTGGTTCTTGCGAACATTAGTTCTCAACCCGAATATGCTGATGTTGATATCAATGGCACATACATTGTGAAGAATGTTCCCGTTCCTGTTGGTTCCACATTAGCAGTTTTAGATGGTAAAATGGTCGTCGAAGCGAATGAAATCATTCGTGTCACGGCTTCGGCAAATAACGCAATTGACGCAACAATTTCCATGCTTGAGCTATGAGCGGATATATTGGTCGTAAACAAGCAGTCACATTTTCAAGTGTAACTTTACCGATTCGTAAAGACAAGGATCAACATCTGATTGAAGAGGATGGATCTTTTCGTCTGATTGATGGAGCCTCTCTGAAAGATTCGGATGGCAACACAATCATTCATGCGAATGGCACAATCGCCACTGTTGATTTCACACCTGTTGAAACACAACTTGATTCTTTGTCAAGTAACGTCAATTCAATTTCAATCACAATTGATTCAATTGAACAAGATATCACAAGTTTAGACACATCAATTGGATTGCTCGAAGATTCTCTCAGTAGTCTCTCTGTGGACATTCTGACACACAAGTCAACCTTGACAGACAACTATGTGGTTGAGGATGATGAGAGTGCTTTGCTCATGGGTCCCATAAAGCTCCCTGGCACGCTTGAGGTCAGTGCCAATGCTGCACTCACCGTTTTTGGAGAAATCTCGGTGACGGGCGATTTGAACATCTCAGGCACATTCTCAGTGAGGTAGCATGTCAGGAGTCTTCAAGATTGGCGGCAAGACCGTTGCGACACATGACGAATCAACAGATGTTGTTTCACTGGCGAGTGATGTGGATCTATCAAATGTTGACATCTCAAACAATGATTTTTCAAATGTTGATATGTCAAACATGACTTTTCCTGCTGGACATGTAATAAAGGTGACACAAGTAAAAAGTACAATAAATGCTTCAAGAGATACATCAAGTTGGGTTGAATTTGATTCTAACTACAGAATACCAGTAACGCCGACAAACAATAATACGAGAATATATTTACAATTTTATTTTCAAACTAATACTAACATGGGAAGTAATACATTATTTCAATTTGACATTCGTTACCTAGTAAACGGTACATTACCAACAGGAGGACATGGCAGTGCAGATAATGCTACATATGGAAAATTAACAAGTGATGGCGGAACAATGAATGGTAATATTGGTAGTAGATTAAACACCCATTTTGTAGGTAGACCAGGAAATGGTTATGATGGGAATGACCAATTAACAATTAATATGCTTGGTTATGATGAACCTGCGGGAGCATCAAGAACTTATGGTTTAATTTATAGAAGAGAAACTGGAGGTTCTGGAACATTATATGTAAATCATAGTTCTGGTAACAATAGTAATTGGGGATTTATGGCACCGATGTTAATTACAGCAACTGAGGTTCAATTATGAATGCTAGAATAATAGATGCCGGAATTGTACTTCAAGAAATATGTCCGCATGGTGAGTGGGATATTAAAAACAATGATTATGATACTTTAATTTGGGGCGAAAATAATCCTGTATCAAAACCTACAAAAAAAGAATATACCGATAAACTTGCAGAACTTACTGCAGCCGAACCAATGCGACTTCTCAAAGAAGAGCGCAATCGTCGAATCGCAGAATCTGACTGGCGTTTTCTTTCTGACCAAACACCAAGCCAAGCATGGATTGATTATCGTCAAGCACTTCGAGATTTACCAGCAAACAGTATACCAGAACTTGATGAGAACGATAACTTGATCAATGTAAACTGGCCAGTTGAGCCAACGGAGTAAAATGGCAGGAACAATTACATTAGGTGGACAAACATTAGCAAGCCATGATACCGCAAGTAATACATCGAGTATTGTTGTTGATCAGTTAACTTCACCTATTATGAATGCAGCACAATTAAAGACAAATGGTATTGAATTCAATAATAGTGGTCTTGTTCTCACAAAATTTGAAACAGGAACCTGGGATATTCTTCTTCAATGGTTATACCAAGGCTACACAGGACATGCTGATGATTATGGTACACCAGTAAGTGTAGGTACAGGATTGTATACACGAATTGGTAACTTAGTTTATATAACAACGGGCTGGGTAGCTGAAGATAAAATTCCACAAGATGCAATTGCTGTTATACTCTATAGCGGATTACCTTTCACCGCTGCAGAATATAGTGAACTAACCTGTGGACGAGTGAGAGGAGGTTCAATGCGTTATAATACGGGAATCTACACTGATATTGATGCGTATAGAGCGTTCATTAATAAAGGCCAAAATAAAATTTCTTTTATATGTGAAAGAATAGGTGCTGACCATACAGGATTCGTTTACATTCCAACAAAATCTGGAAGTAATCTTCCAGCAGTTTCTGGATTTTATATGACAGACGAGGAATAATGGCTGGAGAAATTACAGTTGGCGGAAATATATTAGCAAGCCATACGGGCGTAGAAGGTGCCGGGTCATTGACTCTGGGAAATACAGTTGCGCCTGCTTCTTCATACATGTTTCGGAATAAGATTATCAATGGAAACTTTGACATTTGGCAACGTGGAACAAGTCAGACTAGTACTGGATGGCAAAGTGCGGATAGATGGAGACTCAACTTAATTTCTTCTGGTTCTACCACACTTTCACAACAAGCGTTTGACCTTGGACAAACAGAAGTTCCAGGTAATCCTAAGTATTACGCAAGGCTGGAAGTAACAACCGATTCAAGTTCTTCGGAAAATATAAATCTTAGAATAAGTATTGAAGACGTTAACACACTTGCTGGTAAAACAGCAACATTAAGTTTTTGGGCAAAGGCAGATTCAGATAAAGATATAGTTTCAGAATTTTATCAAGTTTTTGGTACTGATGGGTCCGACCCCGTAGCTTATATTGGAAATACTACACATAATTTAACAACTTCTTGGAAAAAATTTACAGCAACTGTTTTAATTCCATCAATTAGTGAAAAAATAGTTGGTTCAGTTAATAATTATTTAGGTTTATATTTGTATCTTAGTGTGGGAACAGATAAGGATGATAGAACCAATTCACTTGGTAACCAATCTGGAACCTTTGACATTGCTCAAGTCCAGCTTGAAGAAGGACCTGTTGCCACACCATTTGAGCATCGGCCGATTTCTGTAGAAGAAACTTTATGCCGAAGATATTTTCAATATTTTCCTTTCGGAGTCGACTGGGATGGTAATCGTTGGAGTGCTGGAGCAGCACCCTTTCCTGTAATCATGAGAACAACACCAACAATCGTGAATGTTGCATATCCCTACTATAGAAATAATATAAACACTACAGTTGGTGTTGTAGGATTTTCGGCTCTTGAGTTGAGTAATTCTTATTGTGGATATCAATTTTATTCGGAAACAGCCGGTAGAGCATATACTTGGGGTTATGTTCATCTTGATGCAGAACTATAAAGGTAATTCATGAGTAAAGCAAACAAACTTGCATCATTAGCAGTTGACGTTAACAATCTATCAGAATTAGCGGATCAGGTCACTGATATCGAGAACGCAATTGTTCGTGCAAATACAAATGCTCAACTGATTGATGGTATTGCTGATGATATTGAGGCTTTAGAAGCAAACACTGCTGATATCATGAATGACTTTGCTGACATCTCAAATGTCTTCAACTCTGGTATTACATACTCAACAGATGGTGTGAATGAGTACTATGATGCGAATAGTGTGACAAACACGGTCGCAACTGTTGACATCATTGAAATGAACATTCAAGATCCTCAAGATGGTGAACTACTTAGCTATAGCACATCCGAAAACACATGGGTCAATTCACCCGCACCTGTGATACCAGAGGTGCCTGAGATTCCAGCGCCAGTCTTATCGTTTCGAAATAAGATTATCAATGGAAACTTTGATGTTTGGCAAAGGTCAGAAGATATAACTAATGGAAATAATTCATGGGGTATATATTCTGCCGACCGTTGGTGGCATAATAAAAAAAGAAGTCAAAAGATAACTGATGTTGTTGATGGGCAAACAGTAAATGTTTTGCGAATATCGGATGAAGGTCAAGGTTATAATGGAGGAAGAGGTTTATTTCAGAACATTGAAAATTATCGATATGAAAAAACAGTAACACTTTCAGCCTGGATAAAAGCAAGTCAAGCTTCTACAATAAATTTTGGATTTGTTTATGACCATACCGAAACAGAAAGAATCAATGATGATTTTTGGATTGATGTAACTACTTCTTGGCAAAAATTTACAAGAACTTTTAAAACAACAGTACCTGCTTTAGGAAAATCAAATCAATATATTATTAATGATTTGACTGATGGAGTTACTTATGATATAGCAATGATTCAGCTTGAAGAAGGGGAAGTTGCCACACCATTCGAGCATCGGCCTTATGGTCTGGAACTAAGTTTATGTCAGAGGTATTATTGGCAATTAGATTCTAGTAATCATCCTTATCCCTATTTATTGATGGCTAAACTCTCATATTATGAATCATTACCTTTTATGTTTCCGGTTCACATGAGAGTAGCACCTGTAGTTACAACTTCTGAAGTTCTATATGCGGGATTCAATTCTGGAACACTTAATACTGCAACTGGTTTTTATATTGTTACTAACAAGGCTGGATTTGATTTAAGGTCAACTGCAACAAGTAATCATAATTGGGTTATGTGGAGACTTGCTTTACCAGTTAAAGCTGATGCCGAAATATAATAAAGGTCAAAATGAATATTACATCTGCTAAGTATAATGCGGACCCCATACAATCCCACTACGGTAGAGTAAGGTAATACATGGCAAAGATTTTACGCAACATTGATCAAATTATAGACACACAAGGTAACGAGTTATCGGTTGCGAACCCGGTTGAGATGCCAGCACCAGTGTTATCGTTTCGGAATAAGATTATCAATGGGGATATGCGAATTAGTCAACGAGGTGATTTCTCAACAGATGGAACACATGGTTTTACTGCAAATGATTATACTGTAGATAGATGGAGACTCAATAGTGATGGAGCAGGAACTGATTATATTCAACATGTTTCCGATAATCAACCAGATGGGTTATATAATACAAAGTCACTCAAAATGACAGTAAAATCTACAGATACAAAGTATCGTAGAATTTGCCAAGGTATTGAAGATTATAAACAGTTTGTTGAAGGCCGTGTGATGACCATTAGTTTTTACTATAAAGCTCAAAACGTTTCTGGTCAATTAAAAGTTGGTCAATGGATTAATAATAACAGCACAAGCTTTTATAACAAAATTGCTGACCTACCCTCTACAAATACATGGGTAAAAAAAGAAATAACTTTTACCGTTCATAAAACTTCTGCCAATTTTACATATCATCCTGATATTAATTTTGGATTTTGTGATGATGGTGGAGCATCTGTTGCGGGAGTAATAGATGATTATGTAGAAGTAACTGGGGTCCAGCTTGAAGAAGGACCAGTTGCCACACCATTTGAGCATCGGCCGTATGGTCTGGAACTAAGTTTGTGTCAGAGGTACTTTGAGAAAAGTTATAACAATACTGTTGCTCCTGGGTCGGCAACTTATGAAGGTGCTGTTGTATTTATAGCTAATAGAAACCCTGGACTACCACATTATGCATTAAGGTTTATAACACAAAAACGAACCGCACCAGCAGTTACAATATATAATCCTAACGATGGAACGTCAAACGAAATTAGAAATGTCGATGATAATTTAGACATTAGCCCGGTTGTTAGTAGATTAGGAGATGTTGGCGCAACTATTTATAGTCACACTAGCACAGCATTAGGAAAATTTTTGGCGTTTCATTACACAGCAGATGCAGAACTATAAAGGAAACAAATATGTATAAACTATCACAACAACCAGAATTAATGATTATACGATTAGCAGATGGCGCACACATTCCTGTCGCTCCTGGTAATCGTGACTATGATGAATACAAAGAATGGTTAGCAGAAGGTAACACTCCTGAACCAGCTGATGTCACACCAGCGGATGTTCAACTAAGAGCAGAAAGAGACCGACTGTTAGCAGAAACAGACACAC